GTCATAAGACGTTTCAATTCTATTCAATCTTGAAAGTCGTTCACCTGTACTTAACGCTGCTTTATCAATAGCATTTTGCGCTTCTTTGCCAACAGGAACAGCACCAGCAGGGTAATTATAAATATCACCACCAGCACCAGACTTTTTCAATGATTTTGCTTTGTCTAAAAGTTGATTAAATTGGTCTGGAGTGATATTTTGTGGATTATCTGTTTTAAACATTCCTTGAGCAAGGTTTGCAAAATCACCAGTAAATTTACCACTTCTGTCCACGGCTAATTTCAAACCATTCTTGGCTGTATCGTCTTTAAGATAGATAGCACCATCAACAGTAACATAGTCGTTACCCTTGTAAACTTGCTCAAGACCTGACGGAGTTTTCTTGAAAATTGTCTTGTCAACAGTCATGTAATCAGGTTGACCAAGTTTCTGTCTGCGCTCAATGCCTTGCATCAAGTTCTCAAAATCCTTGAATGGCAATAACTCTTGCAATTTACCAATAACTGCTTGGTTAGGGATAAGAGCAGTTTCAGCAGGTCTAGCAGGGATAATGCTTGCTTCTGGCATAACATTACCCTCATCATCAAGAAGTGGGTAATCTGTTGGCTTGCCATAAAGTGCTGCTTGTGCTGGCATTGCTTCTCTGGTAACTTGCTCTTTCAATGTGAATGGTGCAAGTTGCTTCACTTGTTCTTCTAGCTTTTTCTTCTTCATCAACTCTTGCAGTTGATAGTTTTGCAACTGGCTTTGCATAGCCTCAGACATACCGCCTTTGTAGGCTTTCTGACCTAGTTGCAAGCCTTCAGCAATAGACTGTCCTGTGTTACCACCTGCAAACAATCTGCCAGCTAGTGCGTAGAGTGCTTGTGCTTGTGCGTCTTCACGATTACGAGCAATGTCAGCCTGTGACATACCCAACAGACCCATTGTGTCTGCACCGCCTGTACCGAAAATGTCTAATAGTCCAGCCATGTTTAATCCCACCAGTTAGTGCCAAGAGCAGGGTAATTAGTGTCAATAGTCCCCATATTTGTATTTGATGGAGTAGAACTAAATGGGTTTAACCAACTTAAATTAGGAGAACCTAGATTCTTGTAAACAGCAGCACCAGTTGCAGCAGTTCCTAATACCTTCTGCAAGGTAGATGTATCAGCAGCACCAGATGCAGTAGTAGAACCAACTCGTCCTAATGGGTTGCCATATACCAATGACATATAGTTCTGCAAGTTCTGTTGTGGCTGGTTTTGCAAGAAGTTGAAACGCTGAATATCAGCACCTAACTGTTGACCTGTGTAGCCTTCACGCAACTGACCAGCAGCTAACAATTGCTGAATATCTTGGTAATCAGCAGCAGCTAACTGAGGCGCAGCACCAATGGCTTGTTGTTGACGCTGACGCTCTGCTTCGTAGTTCTGATAGGCTAATTGACCTGCTGTGTTAGTCAATGCTTGTGCATACTGACCAGACGCTCTGTCTTGTAGGTTACCCATAACACCAGAGCCATAACGCCCTGCAAGACTAGCTTTAGAGCCAATATCGCCTAGTGTTTGCTGGTATTGTTGTTGTGCAGCTTGTGCTGCTGGCGCAAATGCACCTTGAAAGAATGGATTACCACCCAGATAAGCACCACCCAAAGTTCCCTGTAATTGCTGTTGAGCAAGTCCAGTTAATGGATTACCTGCCAACGCACGAGTCTCTAAGGCTTGAACGCCAGTTTGCGTAGTTTGCGAGGGTGCTACAAAGGTTTCCCCTGTGTAGTATTGTGGGCCACCGCCCTGATAAAGTACGGAATCCATTATACATAAATTATCCAATTACAACATAGGCATATGTCTTATTTGCCGTACTATTAGCAAAGTGTGAAACCACAGCCTCACCGCTAGTTTGGGACGAAACATAAACATTTGAATATGCGTAAGGTGCAATAAACTGAGCCGTAATAATTGCAGCAGGGATGGATGGTCTTGGGATTCCTGTGTCAGCAGCAAAATGCTCTAATGTCACACCAACATCAGAAACAGCACCTGCTAACTCTACATAATCATTTGCTGCTAAATCAAGAAAGAAATTCATTGAGCCAATCAAATGGCTAGGGTCACCTGTGCTTTTTCTAGCTGGCATACCAAATCGGCTACCAGAACGAACCACATCTGTTCCATTTACACGAAACCAAATGTCGGCATATTGACCATCATTTGTGTTGTTTTGTAACTGTAAGGAAAACTGGAAGTTATAAACACCTGCGTTTCTTACATTTATTCTTGTAGTGTTTGATAGGTAAACACCATTGCTTTCCTCAGTTGTGTCAAAAACAACAACAGCAGTAGTACCAGCACTAGGTGCAGTTTGGTCTGTATTGTTGCTAAAACATCCATAAGGCGCAGCGTCAGCCTCTGCTGCATTAGAAAATTGCCATTCATAATGCCATTGACAATTTCAGCAACAGACCTTTGGTCAGAGCCAAATACAGGAAGTGTCCTAAACTGACTTGTCATCGAACACCCTGACCTGTCACATCCACATCTACAGCAACAGCGTTTTTCCAATCTGCGCCAGTAGGAGTAACTTGAATACGATGGTAACGCCCTGCGCTACGCAAAGAAACCCTGTTCTCTGAGTCAGCAGCCACCGCAGTACCAAAAGTAACATCTTGGCTTAACAATGTGCGAGAGGCTACAGCAACAGTTGCTGAACCATTATCTACCTGTGGTCTAGCCAAAGTCACTACAGATTGTCCACCAAGGTCAATGTCTCCAGTAGCAATTCTGCCTGTAAGGGGCTGACCTGTGTATGTGAAAACCTTTGCACCTAACGTACCACCAAGGAAATACTTACCACCCACATACAAACGTGAGTCTAAACTTGTTGTCAATGCGTCAATAGATGCGTTAATACTATCTAATTGCTCAAGCGTAACAGAAGTAGTAGAGGCTTCTGACAGGTAATCAGTACCAGCATCCGCATAAGTCCACTTCTTAGTAGCAAAGTTGTAAATGATTAGTTTACGATTTCCACCTGTATCTACATAATTCCAAATAACCAGTTTGCGAATTGGGTCAACAGCAGCAGACATAGTTCCATAATCGGATTCTGATGCGTCATCAATAAAGAATCGGTCAACCTTCTCGCTTCCAATTGGCACTACTTGCTGACCATCACACATATAGAAGCCATCGTCCGATAGGAAGAATGTAACACCTTGGTACTGTGCGATAGAACCAGCAACCATACATCCCTTGTTACGAGAGATATTGTCAAACTGGAATATAAACGGAGTACCTACATAGGTCATTCGGCTGATGGCTCTTTCTAAGAACACCAAGCCAAACTCACCACCACGGATTCCTACAATCTGCCCACCATCAGGAATATCTTGATAGTCAGACTGAGTGTTTACATTCTCTACCCAATCTGTTTCATCGTTAATCGCAGACCATCTCACACGATATTGTTGTTGTGCAGCAGATTCATAGGTATTTGCACAAACAACAAAATCACGCACGACAGTAATAAACTTAGCTATCGGTGCAGATGCGCTTAAATTAGCAAAAGACGTAGAAGTTCCTAGCGTCCATGCTTGCAGTACGTCAGCATTGTTTGTAGTAATTACTCGTTTACCAAACTGAGTAAACCTAACTCTATCGTTAATGCCAGTAGTCATTCCTGTTTTAACTTGAGTCAATGCGCCTACGCCATCTACTGTGTAAATCTTAGATGCGCCAGAAGTAAACAACTGAGTAGTAGAGTCTGGATTCTTGGCAGCGTACAGAGACACTAGGTCTTCAGCAGCAGTACCAGAAAAGGCTACAGCACTAGGGAAAGGGCCATAACCCACAGCTTGAGAAACCACGTTCTTAGCGTCAGTCAATGCGCCAGAGATACCTGATTGGTCAGGCATCCACTCACCTAGTTGAATTCTTTGTGTAGCCATATCAAATGTATGTAGTTTGCATTGCCAAAGGAACACCAGAGTATTGACCCTTCTCGTCTGAACGAGTCAAAGAACCCATAGCCCTGTCAAACATAGTTCCCCATGTATTGATTCGAGCATCGTTCATCAGGTAAGGCTCGGCTTCAATCAAAGCAGCATACAAGAGCAAGTCAGGACAAACAGTCAAGAATGTATTGCTTGTGTTTGAGTCACTCAAGAAAGGAGGCGCAGCAGAGTAAACCAAACTCAATGTGTAAGCAAAATCAGGAATAGGTGCTAACTTA